GGAGACAACGTGTTTGGCCGAACAGCGCACAGGGATGGGCGTAGACGCGATGGGCGGTCCTGTGATCGACCCGACAAAGAACGTCCTCGATCTAACCAACGCGGCCAACAAGCGGCAAGACGACCTGCGCGAGATGTACAACCGCTACATTGTGGCGGAGATAGGGCGGATAGGAGAAACAGTCAAGCGGGTTGAGCAGCTTTCAGATCTAAGGGCCGAACATGCCCGAGAAGTGAATCTGATTCACCAGAGCCATGATAGAGAAATCCACAAGATGGAGCAGGACAAGCTGGCAGCGTTTCGAGCCAGCGATGAAATGGCCCGCATCACAGAGGCAAACAGAAGCCTTGCGGCGATTCAGGTAGTTGAGCGTACGCTGAATTCCACAGCAACCGCACTAGCGAGTCAGAACGCAGAGAACAACGTCGAAGTAAATCGCAGGCTAGCAGCACTTGAAAAGTCAAGCTATGAAGGCGCGGGTAAAGGCACAGGCGCAAAGAATACAGTCGCTTATGTAGTGTTGGCAGTTGGTTTACTTGTTTCGCTGTTAACAATTGGTTCGGTAGTAATAGGGATCGCGTTCGCTATTAGGAAGTAAAATCACAAGATAGTTGAAACCATCATAGGAGGCAAAATGAATTCACAAACTGGCGATATCTTTCAAGTATTCGATGAGAAAACACTGGCAGCGAATTTTGGTAAGCCATTGGAGTTAGCAGAAGCCGTTGAATTACGGAAGCACTCAGATACGCAGGAGCGATTGCGCCGCTATAAGCAGATGCACGCCGATGATACTTGCGGCAACTGTCAACAAGTTCTTCGTTCCCACTCTCTCAAAGAATGGCAGCACTGCGAAGCTCTTACGAGCCACGCGCAGTTAGTAGCACAACTAAAATAGTTGAAACCACATAGAACAAGGAGTGACCTCCCAATGAGTAAACGAGATGATAAAAAACCGGATACACAAGATCCAAAACCACCTCAGAAACCAGCTCCGGGCAAACCCCCGCTTGAGCCACAAGACGATCCTACTAACCCCGGCGATACTCCTGGTCCGGGAAAGAAACCTAAGACTTATGGTTGATGACGATTTGAGAACTGCATATGTGGCTCTGCAAACGAAGTCACTAGATGACGATCCTGAGATCCCGTATTGGGTGAAGTGGATACTGAGGCGCATCTATCATCGCTACGGCTGGACAGCGATGGACCGTGAGGGCAAGAGCTATTGTAAGTGGTCTTTCCTTGGCATCTTCGACACGGCTACTGCGGCGCGTTGGGCGGCAATGGTTCCGGGTGGATCTTGGATGGAGTTACCGCTCAATGTGTCGCTACCCGAGGAGACATGCCAGTTTCGCGTTCATGACTTCCCGCACTCTTCTGTCTCCCACGAGTACCGCAACCGACGACTCCCACTCGTAGCGGTGCCCGCTGACGAACTCGAACAACTACAACGAGTGACTCACTCCACCGATGATCTCGTTCAGGAGTATCACGCTAAGTCCGCATGAATACTCAATGCAAATCCTACCGACATCCTCCGGCACTGTCGAGCAGACTATCCTAGAGCTTGCAAAGTTTATTGCTTCTGGAATCGTGGGATCGTTCCTCACTTGGCTCAACCTGAGAAAGAAATTAAAGCCTGAGATTCAGGTCATTGAAGCTACTGCGGCAAAGACGTACGCCGAGGCGCGACATCTTAACGGGGAGACGTTAGCGAACGCCTACGAAAGAATCGAAGAACTGTACGTAATTGCCGACAGTCAGAGAACACAGATTAGCCGCCTACAGTTCGCCAATGATAAGCAAATGATGGAGTTACAGTTTCAGGAAAGCGAGTTAAAGTGGCTCAAAGGCGTGTTGGATGCTGCACAAGTCAAGCTGAGCGATTATGATTACCTACGTCGCAAGGCCGTCCCATCCGAAGAACCGAAAGTCTAAAACACAAAAGCCAGAGAATTTCTTCTCCGGCGATAATTTGTAAGTTATTATCTGCAACAGAAAAGGCCAGCCGTGAAGCTGACCTAATCTTTTCACCCTCAGTGAAGCATTGCGCAACACGGACGGCAGCACGTGGATAGATATTACCACAAACCTCGTCCGCATGTGCAAGGGTTCTTTAAGAGTCTGAGAACCTAACAAAATCAGACTAAGCCTAAACGCGCACAGCACGAGGGACTGTGGTTTGAAATACCAGAGGGAACTGGTGGACAAAGGCTGAATTCCGGGCAATCGGTGACGACTTCTGAACCCGGTCAACTGGTGCGGCGAAATTCCGTCAAGACTAAGGCTGAGTCTCAAACCTGAAAAGCGCTCATGGCACAAAATACGGCTTCACTAATATCTGCAAAGAGGCGAGATCCCATACCACGGGGTAAAAGTCGAGGTATGCCTGTTTCTTGTGTTGGCTGTGGAGCGAAGAAGAAACGCAACGTTCTGTTCTGTAAGAAGTGTCGATTTGGCTACCTCGCAGCACGACGCGCGGAGGAGCAATTAGACGACTTGTTTATCAGAGCAGTGGAGCGCGACCCGTAAAACATTGCAAACCGATTAACGTAGCAACCTACTAACTCTGCCCAAGGCTTAAAGAGTCTGGAAAGGAATGCACTCAAAGCATTCAGATCACCTTCCGGCAGGGATGCGGGTTTGTTTAATTCTTGAAGCGAGCCAGCCGTGACGTGAAATAGTATGAAATAATCCCAGTCAGCTATAGACACGCCTACATAGTTATGTTATTCTGCTTTTACTATGAAGCCAATCAAACAAAACGTTTACGGAGATGGGCACACAGACGGACATACCTGTATAGATATCAACAATAACCTAACAGGCGTGCCATGTGCTGCGTGTAAGCAGGAATCAGAGCTCAGGTGCGCAGAATGCCGAGTTGAAATTGACCCCGAAGTCGATCACCGTATTCCGGCTGGCGAGTCCACGTCGGGTCAAGAGTTGTGGTTATGTGAGGTATGCGCTATTGACTGACATCCGTCGCGCCTGGGCTATGCCAAATCTGGAAACATTTAGCGTTACACCAATCGGTGAATTGGTCCAGCGCTATTTGCGACGCGCCACAGTGAGTATTGATCCCTTTGCGCGAAACAAACGCTGGGCGACGTACACCAACGATCTTAACCCGACCACTGAGGCTGAGTACCATATGGAAGTGGTCGATTACCTGAATCTGTTAACTGAGCGCGGAGTGAAAGCTGACCTGTTCCTGTTCGATCCGCCCTACTCACCGCGTCAGATTAAAGAATGCTACAGCTCAATCGGCAAAACGATGACTACTGCTGATGGACAAAGCGCCAGACTAAAGAAACTTTGGCGACAGGCGGCCCTCCCGCTGCTGACAGATGATGCGATTGTGATCTCCTGCGGCTGGAATAGCGTAGGATTCGGCGTGATGCTCGGATTTGAGTTGATAGAAGTACTGCTGGTCTGCCACGGCGGGGACCACAACGATACGATTGTTACAGTCGAGCGCAAGACGGCTGCTAGTCAGTCCGATTTATTTCAATGACCACAATTCTGAAACAACTGCATTGTCTTCGCTGCAACGCCTACTGGTGGCCCAAATCACCAAAGAGGCCCGCTCGCTGCGCGAAATGCAACTCGCCCTATTGGGATCGTCCTCGCGGCGCAAAGCAAGGCAGACCAAAGAAGACCTAACCGCACATTTCACGCTTTTCTCTTCCACCAAAGCAGAGTAATGCCTTATAGTGCGAGAGCATGAGCCTTCCCCGTATCTTCTCTAAGGCAATTCTAGTATTACTCTTGCTAGTACGGCCAGCGATGGATCTGGCGGCGGAAGGGTATATAGGCCCAGTCATTTCCAGCGTTTCGATCTCACAAATCACTGACACCTCTGCGGTGGTGTTATGGACCACGGACCAAGCCTGTGATCAACGAATCGAATGGGGCACGACAGTCTCTTATGGTAAGAGTTACCTCTATCCGATTTCTCAGTATCCGCGCTCTACAACGCACTCGGCTCGGTTCGTCGGCCTTCAACCTTTAACTACTTATCATTATAGAATAAGTAGTACCAACGCCGATCTAGAATCTGTCGCTTCCTCGGACGCAACGTTTACCACGTCGGCAACTTACATAATTCCAGTGCTGCCACAGTTGACGGTGGATACTTCAATGCCCGACATGACAGGGGCCGTTGAAAAGACGGTCAAGGCGAGTGGCGGGGATTACACTACCTTACAGGCAGCGCTTGATTATGCGTCCACACAAACAGGGAAGGTCATCATAACTGTCGATGCGGGCATGGTGTTTACGACCGGAGTAAATCCACACCTATTTAACGTGAACCGCGCAAACACAAACGGGACTATTGTCCGAAGTTCGGCCTATGCAACTTTGACTGAGGGTGTGCGCGTTACAGCCTCACAGGCCAACTTGATGTTTAAGCTGGAGACCACGAGCACTAAGGCTGCGCTTTATATACTGAGAAACGCGCATCACGTTCGATTCATTGGGATGGAAGTGGCTCCGTCTTCTTCAAACACAGCCGCAGTATACGAGTTGGTAGCCCCTGACGATCAGACAGCTACCGGCTTAAGTCAGGGCATTTACGCAGATATCGCCTATCAGCCCCATCACGTCATCTTCGATCGCTGCTACATCCATGGCACTAGCGCAATCGGAGGGATTGGTCGCGGAGTCTCACTTAACTTTGACTACGGCGCGGTCATTAACTCCGAACTGAGCAATATCGACAGTGACAACGTTTGGGCTTTAGAGGCGAAGGCAATTGGATTCTGGCAAGTCTCCGGCCCCTTAAAGATCGATAACAACTACATTGAGTCGTCCGCAGAATGGATCATGAGCGGCGGGACAACTGCGTGGACTTCTGCTCTGCCTTCGGATGTCACGATCACTAGGAACTATTTCACCAAGCGAACCAGCTGGAGAAACGGGGGCGTTGGCTGGGATGGCTCCAACCATATCGTCAAGTTTGGCTTAGAGGTGAAGTTCGGGCAGCGTTTTCTAATAGACAGCAACATATTTGATACTAGTTGGGCCGAGGACGAGAGCGGTGACATGCTGCTCGTTCGGCCTCTGCTTACCTCGCAGTCCCAGTCTCCCACAGAAACCCGCGACATAACCGTGCAGTGGAACTGGTTCCGCCACATGGCTACCGGGTTCAATTTTTCAGGCGAGGATACCGTTGGATCAGCCGTCGAGAAAATGGGTTCACATTTTCTAATTCAACAGAACTTGTTAGAGGACATCAATCGGACCATTTGGGCGGACGGCGGCGGTAGAGGGTGGTTACAAATCTCGGTCCGGTGGCTGACGTTGAATCACAACACGATTGTTGGTGGCGACATGGGTTCGGCTATGTCTATCAACAGAACTGAGAACAACAGTGAGGGGCTGGTAGTTAAGAACAACGTTATCACGAATAGCCTGCATGGATTCTCGGGGAACGCCGTTGGCTCTGGCACCGTAGCGTTCACAACCTACGCCCCGACCTACTCCCTGCTGAGGAACGTGGTTGTCAATCCAGGCGTCTTAATCGGCACTGACGCGACGAATAACGCGGTTCCCGTAAGCAACGCGGCAATAGGATTCGTGAACTTCAATTCAGGCAATGGAGGAAATTATACACTAAGCGAGTCGAGCCCATATAAGAAGTATTCTGACGATGGATCCGATCCCGGCGTCGATACTACAGTCCTAGCCGCTAAACTGGCTGGCGTGGCTCCGGGTAAATCCGTTCCTCCACCTGTCAGTACTCCTAGCCCAACGCCAACACCCACACCCGCTCCTAGTCCTGTACCCATTCCTACACCTTGTACGATGACAGTTGACAACCCTGTTGCGCCTCAGTGGGGCAACGGAAAGATGGTTGTAACGTTTACTGGCATCACTCAAGCTTCAAATGTGAACGTGGTAAGCACATCAGGACAGGTAACAGTGAGCCCGAGCTCGAGACTGGTGAATGGAACTTCAATGATTGCAGAGTTTCTACTCCAAGCGAAAAAGAAGTCCAGTAGTGTTATAGTTACCGGACCTTGTGGATCTAAGACTGTGATGGTGACTGTTCAGTGAACGTGGAATTTGAAATTGACCGACTCAACCGTCAAGTCGAGAGCCTGAAACGTGAACTGAGGCAAAAGAGCAAGCTTTGGGACACGGTCTGCTCTGCACCTTGGCAAAGACTTTGGTGGTTCCTGCAAGGGTTTAGATTGTGGCGCGTTGGTCGCTGGTATGGGAAGACAGACGATTTGAAGTGAGGTGGTTATGCCAATTACAAGCAACGAAGATTTTGTGTTGACCTACGACGCTGACTCTCAAGTTGCGTCGACACGTGTGTTCTCTCATGACGCACCAACCCAACTAGAATTTGGTGGACAATGTCTGATTATTGAGATTGTCCGCGGTGTGTTGGCTGACGGCATCTCGGCAGACGATTGGAATAACACCGGGCAGGGATTCAGGTTCGCAGACCAAGCCGCTTGGGACGAATGGTTTTTAGGTATACGCAACGCCGCTCAGGAACGGGCTGCACTGAACGTGGCATCTCACGTAAACGAATTAACCGAGGCACAGTTGGGCCAAGCGGCAAATCTTGCGGCTAACTTCTGTGAGCGCGGCTATGTAGGTGTTATGGCGGGAACGCAGCAAGCCGACAAGATCACGTTTACGAGGCTAGGGGGAATCTAGCCATCGCTTCTCTGCTCTATTTAAGGAATTCCCAACTCCACGGTATAAGCGGGACCGGAGACGGAATTCTGTACGACATGCTGAAGGACGCGCCCGGATCTTCAGCCGATACCGTAGTGACCAATACTGTAGCAAGTGGCACTGAGATTCAAGCGACAAAGACTGCTGGTGGATCCACTGTTGCGTGGATCAGCGGCCGCGTCCCTGCGGGCGGCTTCACGCTCACAGCGGTGGATATTTCGCTGTGGCAAGTCGAGTCAAACATGAATGCCAACATCGGAGGGCGGTTTAGATTATTCAAACGCACGGCGGCCGGGACAATTACAGAGTTGGGGGGCGGGCCGTTTGACGATGGATCCGAAATGGGAACCTCCAACACGGAGGACACATGGACTGGCAACCCTACCGATACAGCATTCTCCGAAGATGATCGGATCATCCTTCGTTACTATTTAACTAACATTTTAACTATGGGCGGGAGTTTTACAGGAACCATGACTTTCAATGCTGCCGCAGGGGCGACTGGCGATTCGTTTCTTAATCTGGCGGAAACCGTAGCGTTCAAATCTGATGGAGGTCTGTTTCCATTCTTCCAAGATAATACGCTTACAGGGGGACTGCAATCGGGCGGATTTGGAGATTAAAAACACGTGTTAGTAGACTACAAACGTGGTACCACTTCAATCATCCTGCGGGTCAAGATTCGCGATAGTACAGTATCCACTGGCGCTGGGAAAACGGGTCTGACAAGTTCGTCCTCTGGCCTGATCATTTCAACGATAGCGAACAATGAAGCGACACCAACTGTCTACGCACAAGCCTCGTCAAACGTTGAGACGATTACAACATTAGGCACTTATGCGGCGCCGACTGCTAGCAAATGTCGTTTCAAAGAAGTTGACGCAACTAATCACAAGGGCATCTATGAAATCCAACTTGCCGACGCTCGATTCGCCGTTTCAAACGCCCGCACCTTGCTTGTTTCGATTTCTGGCGTCACAGCTATGGCAGAGACCGATTTCCTCATTCCGCTTCGTGACGTTGATCCTTATGATGCAGTGCGCTTCGGTCTCACGGCTTTGCCTAATGCGGCCGCAGAAGCATCGGGGGGTTTGTACACGAGGGGTACAGGAGCAGGGCAGGTTAATCAGCCAGCAAACGGAATGATCGATAGTAACGTGGTTCGTAACGCCGGAACTGCTATCACGTCGGCAGCGGGAATTCAGGAAGTTAAGGTTGCGAGCATCGCCGCCAATGCGATTGCCGATGCTGCGGTTGCGGCTGATATGGACAGCTACGCGGCGAAGATTTGGGTCATCAAGGAGAGCACAACCACAGACCATTACGCCGTGAGATGGTTTAAGAACGGAACTCCAATCACGTCGGGAATCACGAGTCCAACAATTCAGGTGATCAAAGGTTCGGATGGTACGGACTTGATCGCTTCGACCGCATTGACGGAGATTGGATCGACGCATCGGTTCAAGAAAGACGAATCAACTAACAAGATGGTGGCGGGAGCGATTTACTTCGCGGTAATATCAGCAACTATCGACGGTTCAACTCGAACTTGGGATCAACAAGTAGGCAGAGATTCTACCTAGTATGTCATGGCTCTATTTGACGGATGCGTAGCGGCGTGGAAACTCTCGGATCTCACGGATGCGACGGGTCGTGGCAATACACTCACAAACAATAATTCAGTAACTTTCGTTGCAGGCAAGATCGGCAATGCCGCTTCCCTCGCAACCGCTTCTAGTAAATATCTTTCTAAGGCCAGCAGTGCCGATGTAAATCCTGGAAACAGCGAGTGGTCTATAGGTTTTTGGTACAAGCCTGCCAGCACTACAGCAGAACAAATCCTTATTGGTTTACAGGACGACGCAAGCGGAGGCGGCTATGTAGTCACATCTGCGGCGGGAGGGAATAGCCTTGTTTTCAATCCTAAAAATGCAGCAGGCTCGAATTCAGCCAGCGTCACGGTCAACCCCTCATTCTCCAACGGCACTTTCTATTGCATTGTGGTCCGCCACAGCCCGGCTGACGGCCTTGTCTATATCAACGTCAACGACACGGCTTTTTCAGCTTCAAATTCCATTGATAACGGCCCTACGGCGGGCAGTACGGCTGAGTTTAGAATAGGGGCACGGGCGTATCCGGGATTTCAGGAATACACGGATGGGCTCATTGACGCGGTTCACATCTGGTCACGGAAGATAAGCAATGCTGAGGTAACGGAGTTCTACAACTCCGGCAACGGAGTGGAATTCACTGCGGCGGTGACTGGTGCTGGTCCTGCTTTATTCCGCGGCCGCAACACTCCATTCTTTGATGATGATCAAGTAAATAGATTTGAGTTCTGGCCAGCGCGAACAGAGGTTCCTACATTAAACGTTTCGGGTACACTAGCTCCAGCGGGGTCGTTAGCCAGAGCAGTTACACGCGCTCTAGCTGCCAATGAGACTCCTGTTGGGGTTCCTTTGAGGCTTAACTCTAAGCCGTTGAGCGCGGCTGAGACTCCCTCGGGCGGTCTAATTCGCCAATCGCAAAAGTCGTTTTCTGGATCTCAGGCGGGGTCAGCAGTCGTAATCAAATCAGTCTCAAAATCACCGAGCGGATCAATTGTCCCGACTGGTGTAAACCTAAAAACCGCAAATAAGACTTCCAGCGGATCTCTCGCACCATCAGGGACTAAGGTCCTCGCGTTTACGAAGCTGCTCATAGGTTCATTGGTTCCAAGCGGTTTAGTGAGCAAGATTGACTCAAAGAGTCCGGTAGGCCAACTGACTCCTTCATCTCTGATAACCCGATCCACGCAAGCATCGAAATCAGGCTCTCTCATTCCGTCTGGCTTGCTCGGTGCTCTAAAGCTGACGCTGCAATCATTGGCGGGCTCGCTGACTCCGTCTGGCACTATTCGTCAACTTTTCAGTCTTTCACCCTCTGCTCAAACTACGCCATCGTCGGTTGTCGCAAAGATTGTTACGAGAGTTCTATCCGCAGCGATCGTTGCTACCGGAGCCCTGACTACGCTCAAGGCCATCCTGCAATCATTGGCAGGGCTTCTCAATACATCCAGTGCCGTGACTCAAAGTGTTGGCAAGAATCCATCCAGCCAAGTGCTTCCAACATCATCGGTGAGTAAAGCAACTTTGCGAACCCTCTCAGCAACGGTGACTCCCACAGGATTATTAACAGCGGTTAGATCGTTTCTATTACATCTTACTGGCTCAAGTACTCCCTCAGCCCTAAGGGCAAAACAGTCAATCAAATCTGTCAGTTCGTCTCAAACTGCGGCGGGAGAAGCGGCTAATACAACATCGAAGGCGCTCACTGGAGCGTCCACACTTTCAGGGATCGTATTCACCGCAAGACAAGTATTACTTGCGCTTGAATCGATAGTGGTTCCCCTCGGTTCAGTGGCTAGAAACATCAATCTATTCGTTGCTGGAGAGTCTGGCCCATTTGGTTCTGTCAGTAAATTTGTATCCCGTCTATTGAGTGCTGTGCTATCTTTAGGCGGCTCGCTGGTCAACCTTCTACTTAATCCGCAAGTAAAACTAGACGTAGTGAGCGCGGATTTTGTAGTTACACAACTAGTCGCGAGTGACTTTGCGGTAACACGGCTAGAGGTAAGAGACGCGACAGTAAATTCTCTCTCCGGTGGAGACAGCGCTTTGTGAATCAGTACGATGTTGGTGATCTGGTACGAGTTACGGGCGTATTCAAAGACGCTGAAGGCGTCGCGATTGACCCTTCAACAGTTGCGTTCAAGTTGAGAAAGCCTAACAGGTCGATCACGACATATCTTTACGGCACGGATATACAACTGGTAAAAGATTCGACCGGAAATTATCGTGTCGATATCAGCGCCGATGTAAAGGGCATCTATAAATATCGTTGGTACTCAACAGGTAACGGACAAGCGGCTGGAGAGAATCAGTTCGAAGTAGTCAAGAGCAATTTCTAGGAGGCTTCGCCAATGGATGCGCAAGGAAACCTAAATTCAAGTGGCAGCGTCAGTCTTGTACTAAACCCTCCCGAGACCTATGGCGAGATCGCCGGCGTTGAGTTCGTTGGCGCGTGGGTCCGAGCAGAGTTAGATGATGGCGTACTGAGTGTGAAGATCACGGGCCAAGTTGATTATCTGGGCCGCACTCTCACGCACGCTTTGGATATCACAGACGATCTAGCTCCCGTTCAGGCTTTGCTGCAACAGATCCTTGATGCTTACCTGCCAGTTGTGAAGCAAGCCGCACTTGCCGATGCTTATCAAGCCCACGCTGTAGCCACCGTGAAGGGGGAAACAAAGTAAATGCAAAACGTCTCTACACTCCCACTGCCCCGAACTAAATCCAGCGACATCGGATTGTTAAAGTTACTTAGTCATGGTCTGCCGTTGCGTGGAGAAGTCTTCTGGTGGAAGTTGAGAAACCTCCCGAACTTCATGCGTGGCTTCTGGCGCATTGCGCTTGCTCGCTTACTGAGGCTGCCACATTTCAGCGGCCACGTATCAATGGTTGTCATTAAAGCGACTGGCGAGCACGTCAACTACGGTCTGGTTTCATTGCGTGTTCTGACGGATACAGGAGTCGGCTACATAGTTGATGCCTTCCAAAATTCCGTCGAGCTCGAGAATATGAAGTTTCATGGCTACGGTACAGGAACCAACGCCGAAGCCGCTGCCGACGCCGCGCTACAAACGGAACTCACAACTGAGTATGCAGTGAACAGCACGCGACCGACAGGCTCAACTACAGAAGGAGCGTCGGCGAACATCTATCGCACAGTAGGAACGTTAAGCCCTGACGCCAACGTTGCCATCACCGAACATGGAATCTTTTCTGCGGCATCGGCTGGTGTACTCTTGGACAGATCGAAGTTCTCAGTGATCAATTTGATTTCAGGGGATAGCCTCCAGACAACCTACGATCTAACGTTTACAAGCGGGTCTTAAACCTGAGGAGCTAAACAGATGATTTCAACGCCCTTCATGGTCTGCCTAATCGGTGCTTTACTGTGGTTGATCTTCACCAAGTGGCAGAAGATTGCTGATGCCTGGGTATCTGAGTTTGGTAAGTGGTGTTTCATCATCGGTTTATTCTGGACTCTCTCAGTGTACGCGGGTAAGGTGGCGCTCTAAGCCTTTAATGTTACGCAATGCCTACGCAATTCGAGTGGAATGAGAAGCGAACAGCAGCGGCTATCGCTTTGGCAGAGGGACGCACAGAGCAGGAGATCGCTGACACCCTTGAACTTGAGAGAAAAACTCTGTGGAATTGGAAACAAGTCCCTGAATTCGCAGCCGAAGTTGATCGTCTCTCGCTAATGGTGAACATTGCCGGTCGTGCTGAGAGGCTGCGTATCGCAATGCGAGTGGCACGGCAGAAGGTCCGAGAGGACGGGGTTGATACTGATAAGGATTTGTTAGATTGGCTGAAATTCGCCCAAAGTGAAACCGATGGAGTCAAGCTCGATCTCAACAAACTTGCCGCCGTCTTTGCGACTGACTCATCTATGGCCGATAGCGGATCAAATCGACAGAGCGCTAACCAAAGCACAGCAAACAACAGCGGGCCTGCAAGCGACCAAACCAAGCCTATCAGTTGAAGACTTACTGCCTCATCCCCAGCCCGGTCCACAACAAACCTTCCTAGCCAGTAACGCAGACATTGTAATCTTCGGCGGTGCTGCTGGAGGTGGTAAAACTTGGGCGCTACTCATGCAGCCGTTGAAGCACATGAGTAATCCTCACTTTGGCGGTGTCATCTTTCGTCGCACCTCGCCACAAATAAGAAATCAAGGCGGATTATGGGATGAGTCAACGCAGATCTATCCATTATTGAACGCCGAGCCTCGGCAGACCGTTTTAGAGTGGCGCTTTCCTGCTGGCTCAAAACTCAAGTTCGCACATCTTCAATACGATCTTGATGTTCACGATTGGCAAGGCGCACAAGTACCCTTCATCGGCTTTGACCAGCTTGAACACTTTTCAGAATCACAGTTCTGGTACATGTTCTCTCGTAATCGCTCGACTTGCGGGGTGCATCCTTACATTCGAGCCACGGTCAATCCCGACGCTGATAGCTGGGTAGCGAGTCTTATTGCGTGGTGGATCAATCAAGATACTGGCTTCCCGATTGAAGAAAGATCAGGCGTCATTCGGTGGTTCATTCGCAGAGACAACGAACTTATTTGGGCTGACACTCGTGAGGAGTTGACTAGAGACGCGCCGGATGAGGAACCTAAATCGCTAACGTTTATCCCCGCAAAACTATCCGACAATCAGATCTTGATGCAGAAAGATCCGGGCTACCTCGCAAACCTCCGCGCACTGTCGTTTGTTGATCGTGAGAGACTGTTGGGCGGCAACTGGAAGATCGTTGCAACGGCTGGAAAGATCTTCAACCGCGCATGGTTTGAGATAGTAGATGCGGTTCCAGCCGGCGGTGAAGAGGTCCGGTTTTGGGATCTCGCTGCTACTGAAAAGAAGATGCTAGCAAAGACCGACAAAACCATTGACCCTGACTTCACTGCGGGATGTGACATGAAGTTGGTAAGCGGCATCTTTTACGTGTTGGACGCTATTGCGGAGCAAATCGGACCCACTGATGCGGATAACCTTATAAAAAATACCGCAAGCCAAGACGGCAAAGGATGTAAGGTGAGGTGGGAAATCGAAGGCGGGGCATCGGGAGTCAGAGATAATCAGCACCTTGTTCAACTGCTCGCCGGGTATAACTGCAAGGGTGTGAGGCCAGAGGGCGACAAAATCGTGCGAGCGAAGCCTTTAGCGGCACAAGCGGAGGCGGGCAATGTTAAGCTGCTCCGCGGGCCGTGGAACAATAGATGGCTGAATCACATGCACGGACAGCCCGAACTGCCGCATGATGACGAAATGGACGCAGCAAGCGGTGCATTTAACGAACTGGCAGATCCAAAAGCGAAACTTCTCACTTGGTAACTTGAATGATAGAAGATCTCAAATGGGCCTTAGGTGAGTTCGCGAGACTGGCGAACGGTTACAAGATTGCTCGCGACTACTACGATGGGGATCATCGACTGGCATTTGCTACGGAGAAGTTTAAGAGCACGTTCGGCTCCCTGTTTGCGGCCTTCGCAGATAACCTTATGCCTGTAATAGTTGAGACTCCCCGAGACAGACTCAAGCTCGGAACGTTTAGCCTGGAAAACGAATCCGCTAAAGAACAAGCTACAGAGATTTGGCGCCGCAATAGGATGAAGAAACGAGCAGGTGAAGTGCATCTCGACTCGTTTATTGAAGGTGACGCTTATGTGGTTGTGTGGCCCGATGCTGAAGGGTTTCCAGTCTTCTATCCGAACCGGGCGTCAAGAATCGTGATTCAGTACGATGACGAGCAACCAGGATACATTGTTAAAGCCGCAAAAGCATGGGTTACAGTGGATAAGCTCGCACGCATAAATCTCTACTACCGCGATCAAATTGAGAAGTACGTCACGCGAAGTAAGGTGCACGGCGGACTCCCGATCAACAATAAGCTATTCATACCATTTGAAACAGAAGGCGAAACATGGCCGCTTGATAATCCTTACGACAAGGTTCCTGTGTTTCACTTTGGCAACAGAACAAGCGTGGGGCAGCTAGGAAGGAGCGAGCTGTCAGAAGCGATTCCTCTACAAGACGCACTGAACAAATCCATTGCCGATATGTTGGTAGGCTCGGAGTTCTATGGAATTCCGCAACGCTGGGCTATCGGACTGGAGGAGATGGACGAAGAAACCGCAAATAAGAAGTATAAACTGATGGCTGGCGGCGTGTGGGGCACGACTAGCGAAAAGGCGTCATTCGGCGCATTTCCCACTGGAGACTTGAATCAATTCGTGACTGTGATCAATGACTTTCGTAAAGAGATCGCGCGAGTTTCACGTACGCCTTTACATCACTTCACTCTTGAAGGCACTCCACCATCTGGCGAGTCGATGAAGACGGCAGACAGCCCTACGCTTGCGAAGGTGGATGATAGACAAGATGGCTGGGGAATGGTGTGGTCAGACGTGATGCGATTTGCTCTGGAGATTGCCGGGATAAAAGACACTGAGCCAGAACCTGTCTGGATTGATACGACGCCTCGAAATGAGACAGATGAGATCAATAACGCGGTAACGAAAGTCGAGCACTTAGGCGTAGACATGGAGACGGCTCAAAAAGAGATCGGGTACACCGATATTCAAATCCAGAAGTTTGCAGATGAGCGTGTTAACAGCGTGACGAATGGACCGCTCGCCGCTAAGGTTGCAATACAGAATGCACCGCCGGGAATTAAAGGGCTTCTGACCGCCCAAAGTAACGGGCGTGGCCGATGAATCAAGGTGACCGGCTTGCCTGCTTAGAATTGATATGGGAGTGTGCGAGGGCTGCACCTATCAATACTTTAGCTGCACGACCGAGGCGCGAATTTACGTGGTTGGTCGATCCGTTGCTGATCGGTTGCTATCGGCGAGAGCGATGGTCAAAGCGGACTCTGAGAAATCTATGGCTCAAGGAGCATCGCAATTAGCAAGCTGCTCCGAATGGAAGAAAGTAGTGCTTTACAATCCCTTCTAGTCGCATACAATTTAGCTTTCTGAATTGACCGGGATTTAGCCTCCCGGTCTTTTCATTGCCCTCTCAATACCTACTTGCATTCCTACAGGGTGTAGGTGTAGGATGCGTAAAATGATAACGCCAATCTTTAGCAACGGGGAAAGATACGCGCTACGGTGGGCGGTCTTACCACTGAGTTCACTGATGTTGTTCTACTGTGTGTGGGCCTGGCATCCCGTCGTTGGGCTATTCGCTCTGCTGTCGGTGGCTATGGCGAGCGTTTTTGGATTTGATATGAGAAGACGGAACGTTCTTATTGATAATCGTGCGCCGCATGAACGCTGGCCCGAGATATTACATTGGCAAAAGGATGACTTGTTCGAGGTAAGAGGGGCGTACTGTGGTCAAGCATTTTTAGAGTCAGTTACAGAGAGCGGCTCGGCCTACGTTATAGAAGGGCTATCACCGCAGGGCGGTCGCCCTGAGAAGTGGGCCGTATCCGATTTGGTAGGTAAAAATCGCAGCCTGAGATCGCGATATATCTCCGCTGAAATGAAGCAATCAAACGAATACATGGAATTACTAGATGCTTTTCACCAATCGGTCGAAGAACTACGCGCGCGAGATAGAACAAATGGCCTACCAAAGTAAAACCTATTCTCTCTCAGATGAAGTGATCGCGTGGCTGGGCACGTTGAAAGATGACTATGGCTCAGTCAACAAAGGACTCTTGGCGATGATGGCCGGGCAGAATACCGACGTCGCTAAAACCGACGCCATCGGAGAGGGCGAGTACGTTGACAACCGTCCAAAGAACGCCTACTGCAAGCACTGTGGGAAGCGTTTCGCCGGAGCGAAGTTCGCAACCATTTGTCCTGAATGTAAATCCAGTGGGCATACTTTAACTCCTGCTGAATGTCCTGTATGTAATGAAGCGAGAGCTCTATGAGTTCTAGGGACACGGGATTCTTTGCGACCATATGTCTAATCCACTGGTGCCTAGGGGTGGCGGCCTTCATTTTGAGTATTTTTGATTTGCGACTTGCAATCTTTGGATTAGGCTGCTGGTTGATTGCGGCCTTATCTTTGTCGGAATGTGCGCGAGTGAATGACAACTAATGTCCTCGTGTGTGGGGAGGGAAGGGCTATATGAGGGAACATAAACCGGGTAATCAGTATTTCACTGTGACCGAGGAACATATCAAGCTATTACGCCGTGCCGTTGTCGGCTGGGAAGATGGCGAGTTTGGCGCACCCTCAATCGACTGTAAACGCCCTTACGGAAACTCGTCTGTCTACAACGACATTGCGGAGATTCTCGGAATCGAACCGACAGATGCCGATAATCAGGATTTTAGTTCTGAGCAGCTTGACGACATGAGATCTTTGCACGAAGAGACGAGGACTGCATTGCAGATATTCCTAACTACTGGCCAGATGCTCGCAGGTGAGTATGAAGCAGATCGATATCGGGATGACTGGAGACTAATGAAATGAGCGATAACAACGAACTACTAACCGGGATTGAAGAAATCGACAGAGAGATTCTCGCACTGCTACCACAGACACAGACCATGTCAGCAGAGAGCGGAATGAACGATCGCGTCAGCCAATTGGGCAGCATGGCGGCATCGCAGAGAATTGCCGGATTAAGACAGGCGGCAGAGATTATCAAAGCGCGCGAGAGCGACAAATGATTTGGGACAAAGTTCAGCGCAGATTTGAGCACGATGACGGTACTCCCTTGACTCCTGCCGAGGTAAAGAAGCACATTCACGACTTCATCGAATTAGAACAAAAGCTGATCTCTGCACAAGCTGAGAAGCTTGTACGCGATGAATTGACCGTTGCTGAGTTCTTTCAGTTCATGCGTCACAAGATTACAGCCATGCACCAAGTAACCGGAGCGATTGCTTATGGAGGTCAATCTCAACTCAACAGAGAGCGGCAAAAGAGAATCAATCAAAAGATACTTTCAGAGTTGAGGTATCTGAATGAGTTTGAAGCACAAGTTGAGCAATCATTTGCGGTAGTTGATAAAATAGCGGATAAGGTTGCAATTAGTGCAAAGAGAGGTAAGGACGGTAATGCAAACACTTCAGCCTGAATCCGACTGGCCCGACTGGACGGATGCTGGAAAGCGCGTGGAAGTGAAACTAGAAAGCGGCGTCACGGTGCGGGGCGAATTAATCGTTGATGACTTTATCCCTAGTGATAGTGGCGAAGTCCCGCTATTTATAGTACTGGGCGACGACGATACTAAGCACGGGTTTTCCGCAAATGACGGATGGATGTTTGAGCCATGAACATACTTAGCGATGAGGAATTCGACCGACACATGGAAGATCTGCGGCAACGCGCAGGCATGTCTAGTGCGGACGCTGCGCACAGTCGCCTAGCCGCAGCGTTGGATGCCGTAACGAATGCACTTCAACGCTTCGGGAGTGCGTTAGAAGTAGCAGTCGAGCAATGGCCCGAGCTCGTATACGAAGATATGTTAGATGCAGAATATTTAGAAGATTAAGGCCGCTTGCTGTGGCACGCAAAGGCTCACGTAAAGACATCCAGGATGAAATCAGGCAGAAGGTAAGAAGAGCAATTCTCACCGCTGCTCCCTCTGAGGCTGAAGATCTCATTGCTGAAGCCCTCGGTGAAGACGTAGCAATCCCTGCTATTGGAAATCTGGTTGAAGATTTAATCGGCGGGCAGATTGTTAACCGAGCAACGATGTATGCGGAAGCTGCCTATGCTACTTACGAGAACAACGTAGTCGAGAGAGAGAAAGACGAAGGCGTAACGCTCGGGCGCAGGGTACTTGAGGAAGGTGATAACTGTGAGGACTGCATCGCTGCCGCAACTGAAGAGTTCATCCCGCTTGATGAGATACCGGAAATTTCTGACAGCATCTGCGGGGTAAGATGCAGATGCAGCATAGAATTTTCGATAGACGGAGTTCAGTTTTCAACATCTGATTTATTCAGTGCAGTTGTTGGTGGTCAAGATCAGTATGGTGGAGACGTGGAGATTCGATGACGCTTGAGGTATTCGAGATTGGTTCCCATGTGGTGATTGACGGTGAGATTCCCGCGATCGTGACCGCGATTAACGTGCGCGGAACTGAGCACCGATTACAGTATGAAGTTACGTGGTGGGATGAGCGCACGCGGAAAAGTGAATGGGTTGAGCCTTTCGAGATCAAGCCGAAGGACGCAAAGACGCGGACAATGACATTCAAACCGCCATCGTAAACGGCGCACAACAAACACCGTTGCGATAGCGAGCGGCTCTGGAGGCGGTGACACGTTTCAGGGCCGCTTCTCTCTTTTGAGAATGGCCCAGCCGAAGTTTTTGCCTCCCGGCTCATAAGCAACTACGTCACCCTCGCGTACATTGAAATCGGCCCTCGGTATGTCCGCTATAACGGCGTAATGCGGATCGTCTCCGAACAGGAGCGGTCTTCCATTCGGCACGAACTGTATTCTCTTTACTTGTATCGTATCTGCCATCGTTCATTCATTTAGATGTTATGTCGGGCGGTAATGGCTGGCGGATCTCAATCTCGATACCGAATCGCGGCTTAAGAGGATCAAGATGATTTATGTTCTCACCGATGTCTTTGGGGAACACACTCAGGCGCGTATGGGCTAGGCGAGGATCATAAAAGTACGGGCACTCTTTCAGTAGTTTGCGCTCCATGTGTTCAAGAGCCACCTCCAGAATAGCACTCGGATAATACGCCCGCTCCAAGGTCCCGAAACTGATCCGCTCTCTCACGTAGGCGTACCCGTTGGGTGCGTAAGTTTTGCGCCACTCAAAGTCTTTCATGGCTGGGATTATATCAGTACTTGACTGCGGCTTAGCCGTATTAAGTTGACCCGCCCGACAAGCCTTAGCACAAACTCTTTGACACACTGACCGTATTCCGTGATACATTCAGCACGGTTAATCCAAAGATGCGTCAAAAAGACTCGCAAGCCAAGCCCGATAGCAAGGTTGATACAAGCAGATTGACTGATGCCAAAAGCTAAAGCGCAAACAGTACAACAGGAACCGCACACGTCGTTTGGGCAGAATGGTTCATGTCCTGATTGTGAGGCTGATAAAAGCACGCTCACAGACGATGAATGCGACTTCATCATCCGACGCTTACTTTGGAAACTAAGAGACTCGACAAGTCCAATTGATTTCTTTCGTGAGATGAAACGAGGCGTGGTGTTTGAAGTATCTGACGCAAGTAGGGCCCGTGATTTAGTGCGGCTATTTGCCAAGGCTGAAGGAGCTAAGTGATGCCAGATGATCCCGGTCAAGGAGCCGATCCGACCCAGGCATTTCAGAATCGTCTGAACAAACTGAATGGCGATGCAATGCTATTCGCTACTCAACTGTTTGATGAGAACTACCGTCTCAGGGAAGACAAAAGAACGCTTGGCGCTCAACTCGAAGAATTGAAAACCAAGGCTCCGGCAGAGGGTGCATTGGTCCTCGTCGGCGATGAGGCTAAGGCTTACGAAGCTTATAAGGCGCTCGGAACTCCAAAGGAACTGAAGGACCGCATTGATGCCTATCCAACACTCGAAAATGAAAACAAGGGATTGAAGCTTCGAGACTCGCTGCGCGAGGTCGCAGATGTTGGGTTTGGCGGCAGTAAGTTGAAGTTTGGGATACTTGAAGATCGAGTGAAAGCTGCCGGTGGAAACCTTCAGTTTGTGATCAAGGAAGAGGGTCGAGATAAGCGCAAGGTCGCTTACGTGAAGGACGGAGACAAGGAAACTTCGTTAGAACAGTACGCCGAAAAGAATTGGGCGGACTACATGCCATCTCTCAAGGCAGAGCAGGCCAAACGGACAGGCTCAGCTAATGGCGGAGAGGGCAATGGACAGCCCGCAAAGTTCGATATGAACACGATGATCCGTCAGCAGGCTGGCTACCCTTCCTAAAGGAGGTGTGCCATCGCTTACGACAATATTATATCTAGAACTGACGCACAGGCTCTCATCCCTGAAGACGTTGCGGCAGAGATAATCCAAAACACAATCAAACAGTCCGCGGCCCTTACGCTGATGCGGCGCGCGACAATGGCGACGAATCAGCAACGTATGCCGGTCCTGTCTGCGCTCCCGATCGCCTACTTCGTCAATGGCGATACCGGACTCAAACAGACAACTGAAGTCGCGTGGGGCAACAAGTTTCTCAACGCAGAAGAGATTGCCTGTATCGTCCCTATCCCTGAAGCGGTGTTGGAAGATGCGAGCTTTGATGTGTGGGGGGAAATTCGACCTAAGCTGGAAGAGGCAGTAGGCCGCACGTTGGACGCAGCGATATTCTTTGGCACTAACAAGCCTTCAAGCTGGCCAACTGACATCGCGGCATCGGCTGTCTCTGCTGGTAACGTCATTGCTCGTGGTACAGCGAACGCCGCAGCCGGTGGAATCGCTACTGACATCTCCGACACTATGGCGACCGTCGAGGCGGATGGTTTTGACGTGAACGGATTTGTTACCTCCCGATCCTATCGTCGGTTTCTCCGCAATGCTCGTGACACTACGGGTCAGAAGCTTCTTGACATCGCATTGAACACAATCGAAGGTGAGCAGGTAGTCTATGCGCTTAATGGTCTATGGCCGACAGGCGCGAGTGCGGCTGAATTGTTTACCGGAGACTGGATGCAATTCGTCCTTGCTGTTCGACGCGACATGACCTACAAACTGCTCGATCAGGCGGTGATTCAGGACAACACCGGAGCCATCGTCTATAACCTAGCCCAACAGGATATGGTTGCGATGCGGTTGACGTTCCGCGCAGCGTGGCAAGTCGCAAATCCGATCAGTTATGACAATCAAGTCGAAGCCAACAGATATCCAGTTGGCGTACTTCGTTCGCCTGCCTAA